CACGCTGGCGCCATATCCAGTGAGATTACATACTATAGGAGGATTACCTGCATTGTCTCCTTGACCGAAAAACATCTTAGTAGCTGTTTTAAAAAATGTAGTAGCGGCAATCCAATAGGCCGCGTCTGTTTCTGTTTCACAACTGAAATCACCACTGATCTGGATGTCTTCTACTACGCTGTTTTTGTAATTGTGTTGTGTGTAATTGCTGTGTACAGGATTCACTACATTGTATTCAGCTTTAGTAGACACTGTGATATTTGGCAGATACGGCCAAACCACTCCGCCTGTGTCTTTCAGTCTATCAAACATTGCGCTGTTGAATATATTCCAATTACAAGTGATCCGCACTCGCCAATCATCTTTGCTTCCTGGCTGTAGTTGTATGGCTTGACCTTGGCTGGCAAATACTTCTGCCCCTTTGGGAATATTCACGCCTCGCTTGAGGCTAAGTAAGTTGTTGAGCATACCGGCAGCTGCACTAATACCGCCGGCAGCTTTCATTAGTCCGCCTGCAAGATTACCACCAGTGAGTTTGTTTATTGTTCCGGAGATGTCTGCTGATATGTTACTGGTTGATCCTGTTACAGATCTCAGAGAATCTACAGCACCGCCTACTTTACTTTGTACAACATTGTTTATGCCCATTGCAGAATTACCGTCAAACCTAGAACCACCACTCATGCCATTTAATCCCGAACCTATATCTCCCGAAAGTTCTGCACTGAGCTTATCAAGATTTTCTTTGGCCTGTGGGGAAACTTGGTTCTGTAAAGCAGCTTGTGCTTCATTAGTTGATTGGCCGATACTGTCCGAGAGACCCGCCACTAGAGTCGATAATGGTGCCACCGGATTACTGTTAGGCCCAGATGAGGGACTTCCGCCTAGAAAACCAAATTCTCTTGCTAATCTTTCCCCCTCAGCCCGTTGCTCTGGTGTGCTAGCAGCATTGTTGACTGGACGACCAAATCGATCTGTTGAAGCGATTTCATCATCGGTGCGAAAGCGATAATTTTTCTTTTGACTTTGTTCAACACGCTGTTTAGGAGATTGAGGGTATGTCTGAAGAGCCATTTTGAGCAGATTTCCTTGTCATATACACTATTTATTATAGAAAAAATATGCTATTATATAACTAACCCTGGAGAATACTAATTGACAATTGTACCTAAAATCAAGTATCTAACTAACAAAGATCTACTTAGAGAAATACATCTCAGCAAAAACACCTACTGTAGTTTTATAGATCCTGCATACGGTGATTACGATCTTATTGTTACAAACTTGGAAAAACTGAACATACGCACCATAGCAGAAGCCAAAAGAAATCGTGCAGCAAAAATGTCCAAGACTGCTCACGAATCCGCTGTGATCGCTGCCGGTAAAAAAATGCCAGCCAAAGAGTTTGAAATGGACTATCGCAAAGTACAGAAACAAGACCTAGTGTTTCGGGTAATGACTTTCACTCATGTACCGCTGGCACCTGGTCGTAAGAAGACTCTCAAAAATACCGCAGACAGTCATGACAAAGTTAACTTTCCACCGTTCCAACATTGGAAATATGACGCCAACGACAATCTCGTATGCGTGGGCAAAAGTCATTGGCAGGGGGATCTCAATCAAGGAAAATTCTCTAAGGATCATGGCCAAATGACTAACAATCTAGCCCGTATGTTCATCAAGCTCTGTGAACGATATGCCACTCGTGGCAACGTGCGAGGCTATACCTACAATGATGAAATGAAAGGTCAAGCCATACTTCAACTAACTCAAATAGGACTACAATTCGATGAAAGTAAATCTGATAATCCTTTTGCCTATTATACTGCTGCTGTGACCAATTCATTCGTTAGAATTATCAACCTTGAGAAGCGTAATCAAAACATTCGAGACGACATTCTCGAAATGAATGGTATGAATCCATCATGGACACGACAAAACAGTGGTGGCAACGGGGGTGTCGCTCCTGTGGTAAATGTTAATACCAGCGATTGGGATTGACATTTGTTTATCGGCGTAATATAATAAAACTATGAATCTATTCAAGAAAGTGGCTTCCTTCACCGACATACATTTTGGTCTCAAGTCGGGCAGTAGAACGCACAACACTGACTGCGAAGAATTTGTCAATTGGTTCTGTGACACAGCCCAAAAACAAGGCTGTGAAACTGCAATATTCTTAGGAGACTGGCATCATAATCGTAGCACTACCGATGTCAGTACTATGAATTATACCGTGAGTAATTTAGAACGACTCAGTCAAAGTTTTGAACGAGTATACTTCATCTTAGGCAATCACGATCTGTTCTACAAAGACAAACGAGAAATCAACTCTGTGGAATTCATGAGATTGTTTCCTAATGTGATTCCAATCAAAGAAACACTCACAGAAGGCAATGTTACAATTATGCCCTGGTTAGTAGGCGAAGAGTGGCGTGATATTCCTAAACTCAAAAGCCGTTATATATTTGGCCATTTAGAATTACCGTTGTTCTACATGAATGCTATGGTACAGATGCCGGATCACGGACAATTACAAGCAGAACATTTTACTAATCAAGAATATGTATTCAGTGGGCACTTCCATAAACGGCAAACCAAAGGCAACGTTACCTATATAGGCAACGCATTTCCTCATAACTACGCCGATGCAGGCGATGACGATCGTGGCATGATGATATTAGAGTGGGGTAATAAACCTCAATATCTAACCTGGCCCGGTCAACCTGTATATCGCACATACAAACTCAGCGAGATTATCGATCGACCAGATCAGCTGCTGCGAGAAAAAATGCACTGCCGTGTGACCATCGATCTGCCTATTACCTTTGAAGAAGCTAACTTTATCAAAGAACAATTTGTTCCTCAGTATAAACTGCGTGAACTAATGTTAATTCCAGAGAAAGTGGATATAGAAACCAACGTTGCTCCTATCGATATCAATTTTGAATCTGTGGACACCATAGTAATGAATCAAATCAATGCCATTGACAGTGAAAACTATGACAAAACACTGCTGCTAAACATCTATCAACACCTATGACAATTAAGATAAAAAATCTAACCGTTCGCAATTTCATGAGCGTTGGAGCTCAAACACAGGCCATAGACTTTGATCGCGGACAGTTAACACTGGTGCTAGGTGAGAATCTAGATCTAGGCGGTGATGACTCGGGTGCTAGAAATGGCACTGGTAAAACCACTATCATCAACGGTCTCAGCTATGCCATCTACGGACAGGCATTGACTAATATCAAGCGTGACAATCTTATCAATAAGATCAACGGCAAAGGCATGTTAACCACTGTGACTTTTGACAAAGACGGTGTTGAATATCACATCGAACGTGGTCGTAAACCTAACATATTAAAGTTCTCTATCAACGGGCAAGAACAACAACTCACAGATCTTGACGAAAGTCAGGGAGACAGCAGAGAAACACAAAAAGCCATTGAAGAAATGATTTCAATGAAACACGAAATGTTCAAACATCTCGTGGCATTGAACACGTATACAGAACCGTTTCTCAGCATGAAGGCTGCAGAACAACGTGCTATCATTGAACAACTGTTAGGGATCACTCTGCTCAGTGAAAAAGCCGAAGCCCTCAAGGAACAGATTAAATTAACCAAAGAAGCAGTGGCTACAGAAAATACCAGGGTAGAAACTGTGAAAGCCAGCAATGAAAGAATACAGCAGAGTATAGAATCACTGATCCGCAAACAGCGTATGTGGGAAGAACAGAAAGAAACTGCTCTGACCAATCTACTAAAAAGCATAGACAGACTCAGCGATATAGATATCGATGTTGAGATCGCGAATCAACGTGCATTAGTTGAATGGAGCAAAAACAACAAAGATAAAAATTCTTTGGTATCGTTGATAGCCAAACAAACTTCTGCGGTTGAAAAAGAACAGCGAAATTTAGAAAAATTAGAAAACGAACTGATTTCGTTGGCCGAGCATAAATGTCATAGCTGTGGTCAAGAGGTGCATGACGAAAAATATGAAACCATGATGGCTACTAAAGTCAAACAGGTCAAAGAATCTAGAGACAATGTAACTGTACAAGAAAAAGAACTCAGCGATCTCAAAGAAGCGCTGGATATGTTAGACGTGTTAGGGGCGTGTCCTGAGGTTGTCTATGACAGTCTAGAACAGGCACTGAATCATAAAAACACACTGAGTAGTTTAGAACGTGATATTACTATCAAAACTGCTGAAGAAAATCCCTATGACGATCAAATCACTGATCTGAAGGAAACTGCTGTACAGGAAATAGACTGGATGAATCTTAATGAACTAGTTAGAGTCAAAGATCATCAAGAGTTCTTGTACAAACTGTTGACTAACAAAGATAGTTTTGTTCGCAAACGAATAATAGATCAGAATCTGGCATTTCTAAATCAACGACTCACTTATTATCTAGATAAAATCGGGTTGCCTCACACAGTAGAGTTTCAGAATGACTTGACTGTGATAATTACACAGCTGGGACAAGACTTAGATTTTGACAATCTAAGCCGGGGTGAACGCAATCGACTTATACTGAGCCTGAGTTGGGCTTTTAGGGATGTGTGGGAGAATCTCTATCACAGCATCAATCTTCTATTCATCGACGAATTAGTGGATTCTGGTATGGATGCATCTGGTGTGGAATCTAGTATTGCTGTATTGAAAAAGATGACACGTGAACGTGATAAGAATGTGTTCCTAATCAGTCATCGTGACGATCTAACCAGCAGAGTAAATCACGTACTAAAGGTGATCAAAGAAGGAGGGTTCACCTCATACGCAACAGATGTTGATGTTATTGAATAACTTGTAAAGGCATACCTTTGTATAAATAACTTGTAAAGGCAAAGGAGAACAAAATGTTCATGCAAAACGACCATACTGTAGAATATTTTAAAATTATTAATAGATATCAACAATGTCAACAACATATTACAAAAAAATCTCAACTATTAGGATATTATGAAAAACACCATATTATTCCTAAAAGTATGGGAGGGTCTAATTTCAAAGATAATATTGTATATCTTTCAGCAGAAGATCATTTAATGTGCCATAAACTATTGATAGAAATGACCGAGGATGCCGACAAAGGAAAAATGTGGAGTGGGTTATGGCGGATGATGAATAAACAAAGCAAGAATCAAGATAGAAATTTTACATTTACAGAAAATGAATATTTGCAAGCAAGGAAGAATCATGCCGAGGTTCATCGGAAAAGAATGTTGGAAAATAATCCTTTTAAAAATAAAAAACATACCTTAGCAACTAAAGAAAAAATGTCTAATGCTAAAAAAGGTAAATCTTGGGAAGAAATATATGGTTTAGAAGGAGCAAAATTAAAAAAGATCAAAACTAGTATTGCCGCAAGTAGACCGCACGGTCCTCAGATCATTGTTACTTGTGAGTATTGTGGAAAGTCTGGAGGCGTTGGTATTATGAAAAGATGGCATGGTGATCGGTGTAAACACAATCTACAAGAGTTAGCTCAATGAGCACAGACAGTCACGACCGAATGATTCATGCTTTTCAAGAATATTTCAAGTGGCAGGAACGATTTGAATACAAAGGTTCAGGCGAGGCAGGCATTAAGGCAAGGTATTGGCTATCAGAAATACGCACAGAGGCATCAAAAAGGCGAGTAGAAATACAGGAAAAACGTAAAATACGTAGAGCAGCCAGAAAAGGCATGAGAGGAAAACCACTCTCACTAACTAAATGAGTGCAATGGACGTATCAAAATCAACCCGTAAACGAAATATCAGAAGGCTATATTGGCTTTGTTTATATCATCACAAATAAAACCACCGGACAGAAGTACATAGGCAAGAAATTAGCACAATTTAAACGTACTAAACCCCCACTCAAAGGCAAACGACTTAAAAGAAGATCAGTAATAGAAAGCGATTGGCGCGAGTATTACGGCTCTTCAGACAGGTTAAACGCAGACGTCCAAGCATTAGGTCCGGAAAACTTCACAAGAGAAATACTTTACCTTTGCAAGTCTAAGGCAGAAATGTCATATCTAGAGGCACGAGAACAGTTTGAACGTAGGGTTTTAGAAACAGATGACTATTATAATGGCATTATAAACGTCAGAGTTGGCGGTTCAAATATACTTAGACAGCGTCTACTAGAACAATCTCAGGCAAAATAAAGCGGTTTAT